CGAAACCAATGAGATAATTCTTATTGGAGTAAAAGACAATCGTGGTTTACAAAAAACAATTCCCGCTTTTGGTCCTGATGGTGAAAAAAAATGTATTGAACAATTTTTTGAAATTATAAAAGATTTAAAACCAACAATCATTGGTGGTTATAATTCAGCATCATTTGACTTTCCGTTTATTCTTAAAAGGGCGGAAATTCTTGGTGTTGATATTGAAGAGTGTACCGCGATTCTAACCTCTGATGGTATTAAACAAAAAGAAGGGGTTCTTAAATTAGCAAATGAGGTCGAACCTTATACCCAACATATAATATGGGGACACAATATTGTTGATATTGCACACGCTGTAAGAAGGGCTCAAGCAATTAACTCTGAAATTAAATCATGGGGTTTGAAGTATATTACACAGTATTTGGAAAAAGAAAAACCAAATCGTGTGTATGTTGATGGTGCTTTTATTTCTAAAATTTATTTAGAAAATGATAGTTACTACATTAACCCCAAAACAGGTAAATACAAAAAGATAGGTGAACCGGGGACAGAAAATCTTTTAGACAAATATCCTGGTAAATATGAAATTTGGCCGGGTCAAAGAATTGTAGAACAATATCTTGACGACGACTTGTACGAAACGATGATTGTAGACGATTCCTTTTCACAATCAACTTTTTTACTTTCTAAACTGGTACCGACAACCTATGAAAGGATTGCAACTATGGGTACTGCCACTCTTTGGAAAATCATTATGTTGGCTTGGTCCTATGAAAATGGATTAGCGATTCCTGCAAAAGATGAAAAGAGAGCTATTACTGGTGGTTTATCAAGATTGTTAAACGTTGGTTATTCAAAAAACATTGTAAAATTTGACTACGCGTCTCTTTATCCATCAATTCAATTGGTGTACGATGTTTTCCCTGAATGTGATGTTATGGGTGTTCAGAAATCGATGTTAAAGTATTTCCGAAACATTCGTATCAAATATAAAAGACTTGCGGGTGAATTGTCTAAAACAAATCCTATTGAAGCGGAGATGTATGATAGAAAACAATTACCAATTAAGATTTTTATCAACGCGTATTTTGGTTCACTTTCCGCCCCTCAAGTATTTCCGTGGGGAGATATGAATATGGGTGAGACAATCACTTGTACGGGAAGACAATGTCTTCGTATGATGATTATGTTCTTTGAGAAAAAGGGGTATGTACCTTTGGTTATGGATACTGACGGTGTGAACTTTTCAACCCCCGATGATATTGATACTCATGTTTACATCGGTAAAGGTTTAAACGAATTGGTTGAAGAAGGTAAAGAGTACGTTGGAATCGAAGCGGACACTGCAGAATTCAATGATACCTTTATGAGAAATGAAATGGGTCTTGATATTGACTATACCGCACCCGCGTGTATTAACGTATCAAGAAAGAACTACATCATTAAACTTCTGAAGAAAGGAAAAGAAAAGATTAAACTAACCGGTAATACTATCAAATCTAAAAAACTACAACAATATGTTGTTGAATTTTTGGATGAGGGTTTGAAACATTTATTAAATGGTGATGGTTTATCTTTCGTTGAACTTTATTATAGATACGTCCAACAAATTTATAATAAACAAATACCATTGTCTAAGATGGCGAATAAGTCTCGTGTAAAACAATCTGTAGAAGACTATAAAAAACACATCAAAAAGACTACAAAAGCAGGTTCTTTAATGTCTCGACAAGCCCACATGGAATTGGTTATACAAAATAACTATCCAGCAACTTTAGGTGAGACAATTTATTACATCAATAATGGTACAAAAAAATCAGATGGTGATGTTCAAAAGATAAGTAAACCGACTAAAAAATACCAAGAAGAATTTTTATTAAAATACAATAAACCAGTACCGCCTGATTATATTGAAATTAATTGTTACATGATATCCGAAAAAGAATTGAGTAATAATCCTGATATGACGGGTGACTATAATGTTGCGAGATATCTAACAAATTTCAATAAAAGAATTGAACCTCTTTTGGTGGTGTTTAGTCCTGAAATACGTCACGATATTTTGGTTGAAAAACCTGAAGACAGACAATACTTTACAAGAACTCAATGTGAGTTAGTAAGTGGGTTTCCACTCAAAGAAGATGGTCAAGACAAATACGATGAGGTTATGACTTTATCAGATAGTGAGGTCTTGTTTTGGAATAGAGTGAACAGAGACCCGTTCTATATGTACGTTGAAGACAGTTTAAAATTAGCAGACCCTTATTGGGTTGATTTAAATAGAAAAGTTGTTGCTCTTCAAGCTGAAAGTATTAAAAGTAATGAGGATGAAATAATTCAAACAAATGGAAATGATTTTGCGTACCACGCAACAAACATTTAAATTATTTCTTTAAGATTAGAAATGTATAGTAATAATCTCCCGATTTACCTTTCCATTCATCTTTTTCTATCATGTTAGGGTAAACTTGTTTTATTCTAGTGTAAACTCTATAATTTAAATCATCTTCATTTGGGTCCCATACAAGTGTCATCCCGTCTATTTTTGTTTCGCCTGTTGAGAACGATACTTTAAATATATTATTGGTGTATGAAAAATTTACACTACTCTCATCTATTGATATACTACCTGTTTTCGCCTTTACATTATTTCTAAATTCGTCAAGAGTAGACCCTTCTATTGTTTGAGTTGTTGTTTGTTGAGGTTGAGTTGTTGTTTGTTGAGGTTGTTGGGGTTGTTGGGGTTGAGTTGTTGTTTGTTGAGATGTTGATTTACCTTCCACCGCAAAGAACGATTGTTTAAATTTCGCATTTGTTCCTTCCACGGTAATAATATATGGACCAAAAACAGTTACCTCACCACCGTAATATGATTTTAATCTATCTGGTAAACCACTTACTTGAGTGTCATGTCTACTTTCATAATTACTACCTATAGAACCCCTTGTGGTGAATGCTTTATGTGGTAATTCATTACCGGTTACGGGAACTAAAGCCACTGAACCATCAGTGATAATTTCATTACCGACTTTTTTTGATGTTACAGTAACATCGGTTACACGATAGTTACCGTTCTTTAATTCTGTACCGACTTTTCTCTCTAAATCTTCACTTAATCTTTTGGAACCTAATATACCGTGTACTAAATCCCAATCGGTGTTAACTACGGGTTGTTTACCTTGAATGGTAACAGTTTTATTCGCTTGTTCGACAAGTAAACCCATTACTTGTTTTATTCTTTGTATATTTTCTTGTAAATTCATATTAAATTACATTAAATGGGGATTGGAATGGTCTGTACTTTAATGCCTTATTGAGGTTTTCAGCTTCCATTCCTTTTCTTTCCAATAATTTGTCAGGTCTTAATCTTTCTAATCTAGTCATTAACTCCTCAACAAGTTTTAATTTTTCATCTTTTCCTTCTTGTAGTAAAGATGAATAATCAAGTTTTATTGGACTATCAGGTACTTGTAAGTCTCCTGAGAACTTACCCCATATTCTACCTAAACCTTCTTTTGAATATGCGATAAGATATTTTCTAACCCAGTTTTGTGCGGGTTTATTTAACATATCCCATGTTAACTCTTCAGTTTCAACATCTGATGGTAGTTTAACAATACCATTGTTTTTATCTAAACAAGTATCAAGAGATGTGGTATCATAATACCAATACCAAACTTTTTGTCTGTTATTCTGTATTGAACCAAAATCAAATCGACCGCCAGGTACGTTGTATAAGTGAACTATTTTAGTTCCATTTGGTCCTGCAGTAATTCTGTATGTCAAATCTCCACCTATTAATCGGTTTTTGATATTTCTATCACCCATTCTTAACAATAAGTCATAGGCGGGTAACATAAAGTATGAACCCGAAGAACCTTGTTGTGCAAAACCACCGACTCCACCGAACGCAACACCACCAAGACCACCAAATCCACCTAAAAATGGGTCAACGATAGAATCGGTTAATTCCGCTCTTGAGAACCATAATAATTCGTTTATTTCTCTACCAGCAGGAATCGTATATGTTTGAGTGTTAGCGGTTAATGAGAAATAATCTTTTTTTAATTCACTATCACCACCTGTTTGAAGACCAACGATTTTAGAATAAGAGTGAGTATATTGTGTTTCGTAATCTAAACTTCTTGTTGTAAAAGCTCTGGTTAAAGATTGAGTATCAACATTTAATCCAGCGAGTGCTGACCACTGTGATTCAATTAACCAATCACTCACATATTGTTCATACTCCGATACCGCTAATTCTAAAAAGGTATCCATTTGTTCCTCCGTAAGTTCAACACCTCTCACCGGTAAACCTAATAAGTGAAAAACTTGAGTGTAAAGTTTTTGTTTTTCAGCATTTGAAATTACAGTTGTTGCCATTATTTTGATTTACCAATAAATATCTGTATATTTGTTTTAATATTCTAAATACTGATGTATTCTACCGGGAATCTAAGAAACATTGAAGACCACATAAAAAGAATTTGTACAATAAAAGGTCCAATAAAAGACCTTTTTATGGATGAATGGCGGGAGGTTTTTCGGGAATGCTATAGAAATATAAATCAGTATGGATTCTGCGAAAAGAATAGAACTTATGGTGTACTAACTTCAAAGGGTTCTTGGTCACCAGTAAATCAATTTAATACAAATTACTTTGTTAATATAAAAATCGTAGAAAAATTAAATGAATGGATTTTTCAAGATTATTTTTTAAAAGGTATTAATGAATTTAATGGTGAACCATTAACTGAAATTGTTTTTGAAAATAATTCACCTGACTATGTTGAAAAGGAGATAAAGAATTATTTTAAATGGTTGAGACATTACAAAGACAGAGTGTTTGTTGACCATAGGTTACTTGGTCCAAGTGATTTTCTTTATGAACTTTTTCACGTAGCATCCAAGACAATCGGTTCAGGAACTTATGGTGAACTTTGTATTGAGTATCACTTCAAAAAAAATATAAAGACCGCTAAAATATATAGAACCTCTTTAGTTAGAGGTTCGTCAATTGACATGGTTAATGGATGTGATTTGTTTACTATTAATATCGAAGACGAAACAAAAGTAAAAAAAATACAAAGTAAAGTTGTAAAGTTTCAAGGGAACAGTTTTAAAAACATTATAGATGTAAAAGATTATATAGGTAAAGGTATTGACTTTTTGGTGTTAGTATCATTGAATTACAATTTCAAATTCAATACAGTTAGTCCTGATAAAATGATTTTTCTATATCTAAAGGAAGATACCATAATAAATCAATCGGACGGTTGGTATACATATAATAAAAACAACATATTGATGCAAGAAAAAATTGATGACATGTTTAACTCAAAAATTTTCTTTGAGTTTTTTATGTATTGTTCTAAAAATGAGGTTGAGTTTGTACTTGAAGTTTCTGAGGAAACGAATCTGAATTTTATTAAAGATGAAAATAAAGTTATTGTCAATCTACCTTCAAACAGTGAAGATTTTGATATTCAAAAAATTTACAATGTTTGGGTGGAGATAATTCAAAACATCTCAAAAAAACAAGAAGACATTGACTTTATGATGAATACATTAAAGAATCTCTTTGAGAAGTGATTGGGCGAAACTCTCTGAGAAATCCCCGTCACCCATAACTTGGTCAATAATATTCTTTTTCTTCTGTAACATATTGTACACTATTTTCTCAATAGTGTTTTCAAATATTGGGTAGTAAACCAATACATTTTTCTTTTGTCCATATCTGAAAGCCCTGTCCTCAGCTTGACTGTGATGAGCGGGTACAAACGATAAGTCATTCATAATTACAACCTCGGCCGCAGTTAAGGTGATACCAACACCGCCGGCCACGATATTCGAGATGAATATCTTTACCTTGTCTTCATTTTGAAAACGGTCCACAGATTGTTGTCTTTTTTCTTTAGACATTCTACCATCCAATACTACAGAGTTTTTCTTATACTTCTCATGTAACGTGTCTAAAGACATGGTAAAGTTTGTGAACACGATTACTTTTTTTCCTTGTTCCAAACATCTATCAATTAGTTCACAGGTATAATTAATTTTTTCCTGTGAAACAATTTGTCTTACTTTCATTAAACGATTTATAGTAATACTCAAAGATTCTTTATTTTTCGCTTCACTTGTAATCCTTAAAAAATCTTCTAATTCTTCATCGTAATATGTACTTTTTAAATCTAAGAAAATTGGGGTAATAATTTTATCTGGTAAATCCAATATATCGGTTTTCATTCTTCTTAAAACAAGATTTTTAGTTCTCATTCTAAGTTCGTCTAAATTAGTTGCACCACCTGTGTTCCAAATTTTCTTTTTGTTTACAGTAAATTGATATCCACCACAATACCTTCTAACATAACCCTGCCAATTTAATGTGACATTTGAATTAACTATTCTTAAAAGATTATAATAATTAATTGGTTTTGATGTCATTGGTGTACCTGTAAGTAACCAAACTTTCGGTATGTTTTTTAAAATATCGTTAATTAATTTAGTTCGTTGTGCTGTGGTATTTGAAATATAATGAGCTTCGTCAACAATCGCTAAATCAAATTTTTCATTAATAATTGAATTATTATTTTCCTGACCAATTTCGGGTGTTTCTGTTGAATGGTAATTTTTTACAATATCATAGTTGATAATGTAATAATCAAAAGTTGACCCCCATTTACGTCCTTCAACAATTAGTGTTTTTCTATTTGAGTAGTTCTCAATTTCTCTCTGCCAATTTATTTTTAACGATGCGGGGCATATTATCAAAATCTTTTTTGCACCACTTTCTAAAGACGCAATAATTGCAGATGTGGTTTTTCCTAATCCCATATCATCAGCCAAAATGAATTTATCATTAGCCAATAACTTTTCAATTGCAACTTTTTGATGGGGTAACGGTGGTCTTTTATCATATGGAGAATAATCAACCTCCCTGTTTAATTTTTTTTCCTCTTGAATGATTGCGGATTTGGGTAACCACATAGAGTAATTTTTTTCAGTTTCAAAAACTTTACCCCATATATGGTATGCCATTTCACTTTCACATAACAATTTTTCACACCAAATTTTTTCAGGTGGTTTTGTTAGGTGTTTAGATTCCATAAGTTTTTCGCCAAACCCCTCAACAATATTAATATATTTTTTAGCAACACGGGGAACAACCTCGTGGTACTTTAAAACATACTCGGCTTGGGGTCTTGTTAATTGAAAACCTTTTAATTCAATTAACTTTCTTTTCCACTCAATTAATTGGTTGTTAAAACCTTCGTAAGTAGATAAAATTTCCCTCGCCTCTATTTCAGGAACCTTATTATGCATACAATAACTTAAATATACCAAAATAGAATCAATAAATGAACTATTTATAATAAATGAGTAATAAACTACCTATAACAAGATTAAGTAAATTTTTCTCTCAAACTGATTTTGATTTAAATGTTCAGTTAGGGGAAGAATACTTGCATGGTGATTTGGGTATGAAATTAGTTCTATTTAGGGTTGATAGACAGAAGACCGACACGGACGATGTTTACGGAGAGGTTGGTAAGGACCAAATCAAATTCTTACCTCCGACTGAATTTTTTGGTTTAGTTAAAATTGAAGAACCGAAAAACGCTTCATATACAAAAGGTGTAAATAGGTATTTGGAACCTGGTAATATGACTGTTTCTGTCTACATCAAACATTTGGAAGAAATGGATATTGACATCAGATATGGTGATTTTATTGGTTATCATGAATCTGAAGATAAAATTAGATACTACACCGTTGTTAATGATGGTAAAGTAACTTCAGATAATAAACACAATATGTTTGGATTTAGACCTCATTACAGAACAATTACTTGTGCTATTGCTCAAGAATCCGAATTTAGAGGAATTTAATTATGGGATTACCTAAAAGAAAAAATGATATCAAAGTATACGGTGTTAACCAAAACACTGATGGTCCTGCAATAACAGGAAGACGAAAAGAGTTATTAGAAGAAATTATTAAATCTGATACCTTTCTTCCTGATTCAATATTGCACGATGACCTTGACTTGGGTATGTTAGAATTTGTTAAAGAAAATTTTAAAGTAATTTCTGATGGTGAACAAATCCCAATGATTCCTAAAATTTTAACAATTCAAAGATGGTCGGAGTATACTAATAATTGGTCTTTTAGTGATGAAGATGGTAATCTAAAATTACCTTTTATTGCCGTTGTTAGAAAACCCGATGTACAATTGGGTACGAATCCATCCATACAAAGAACCATACCAGATAGAAGAGATTTTTTCTATGCGTCAGTACCTACTTGGGATGGGAATCAAATGGGTGCGGACATTTATAAAATACCACAACCTATAGCGGTAGACATAAGTTTTGACGTAACAATTGTATGTACAAAATTTAGGGACATAAATAAATTCAATCAAAGAGTTTTACAAAAATTCTCATCAAGACAAGCGTATACACGAGTTAAAGGTCATTACATTCCAATTGTAATGGATAGAATTGAGGATAACACACCAATGGATACACTCGATGGTAGAAGATTCTATATTCAAAATTATGGGTTTACCATGTTAGGGTTTTTAATTGATGATGAAGAATTTGAAGTTTCACCAGCAATCAATAGGAGTATCACAATGGTTGAACCTGATTTAAGAACAATATATCCTGTTAAGAGAAAAACCAATAATATCACAATACAAAGTGAATACACTAATGGGTCAATTATTGCAAACTACACCGCAACATCACAATATAAAGTTGATAAGACTGTAGAAATTACTTTTACCGATTCTTTAGTTACAACAGGGACCCCAATTACACAATCTGTAAGATTATTCATTGAGAGAAATCAATTATCGGGAACGACCGAATATACTATTACAGAAAATTACAATCAGTTATCAGGTACAACATCATTTAAAGATGTTAATATCGATACGATAGGGAGGTCAAAATACGAATACACTTTTACAACGGGTTCGACTTTTAACTAATCCCCATAGATATCCTTTTTTTTAGGACCATCATTTTGTTTTGAAGATTTACAATTTTCATCAATCCATTTATGAATTAGTTTATAAATTTTCAATCCGTTTTTATCACAATACTCTTTTAAAATTTCGTGATGTTTTTCACCTACCTTAATGTTTTTAAAGGGTTTTTCCATAATAAAGATAAATATCGATACTAAAAGATAAATTAGTATCTATAAGTATCATTTTAAAAAAAATCAAGGAAATCTTTCCCAAAAACAAAGATATTTATTGATAAAGAAATAAAATTAATTAACCAAACAAATTAAAAATGGCAAATTCAAATAGAGTATTTGTATCTCCGGGTGTATATACATCTGAAAAAGACTTAACATTCGTAGCACAAAGTGTTGGGGTGAGCACGTTAGGTTTGGTGGGTGAAACCTTAAAAGGTCCCGCTTTTGAACCTGTATTAATAACAAATTTTGACGAATTCAAGTCATATTTTGGGGGAACAAGTCCACTAAAGGACAACAATAACAATCCAAGATATGAGTTACCGTACTTCGCAAAATCTTATTTAGAAGAATCTAATCAATTATTTGTTACAAGAATTTTAGGTTTAACAGGTTACAAACCAGTTAAAACATTCGGTGTACAAACAATAGGTGGTGTGACTTTAGGTACATTCAGTGGAACAACCACAGGATTAACAATGTCAGCAACAACCACTACGATTACTGCAAGTACAATTTATAGTGAATTATCTAATAAGATATCAGTTGATGGTAACTACATCACCGACTACATTGTTGCGAATTTTAGTGGTAACACTTCTGCAAACCATGGTCAATGGTTTGTTATGGGTGAAGTACCAACATCAGGAACAAGTGGTCAAACTGCATCAATTGAAGAAATTTCACCTTTGACAGGTTTAGATAACGCAAGTAACAACAATAACAAAGAATGGTACAACGTACTTTGTAACACAAGTGGTTCAGAAGTTTATTCTTACTTATTTGTTTACAATAGTGGTACAAGTGTATTTGATGTAACCAAATACACATATAACGGTACATTGAATACCGCATACGATGGACAAATAGTTTTAGCGTTTAGACCAAGAGGTTCTTATAATGGTCAAACATTAAATTTAGAAACAACCACAGACGTTAATTTCCAAATTACAGGAACAGGTATCACCACAAACCCATTAGCTGAGTTTACAGTGGGTGTTACGGGTTCAACAAGTGGTGCTAAATCATTCACTTGTAGTATGGATACCGCATCTTCAAAATATGTAACTAAAGTATTTGGGGTTGATGTTTATGACAAACTAAAAAGTGAAGTACCAATTTATGTTTATGAATCATATCCAAATTATCTCGTAAGAGCATATGAACAAGGATACATTAGAGGTTTAAGTTTAACTGAAGTATATGAAACAGAAGGTAACAACTTCTTA